ATAACCGCTGGAATGGTTTCTAAAAGAGTAAAAGACGGTTGGGAACTACATGAAGCAATGGACGCACCAGAAGGTACGCGTTTAAGCGAGTACAGAGAAAAGAAAACAATAGAAAGACTGGAACAAGCTAGACTCGAACGCAAATTGGAAAGAAAGCGAAAGAAAGAGGCTGAGCTAAGAAGAAAGAAGCCACATTTGTTTAATGTGCCTCAGAAACATCCAAGAGGACGTTATGCGTGCTACCTGATGGAAAACGACATATTCGTGAAAGTTAAGAAGTAGATCATGACAGATAACGCACGCAAAGAATACCTAAATCAATTCTTTGGATCTAAGAGATATCTGTATCAGGATAACGAACGAGTGGCACATATTCATGTAGTAAACGGCACTTATTACTTTCATGGGCATATCGTACCAGGTTGGCAAGGCGTGAAAAAGACATTTGATACAGCTGAAGAGCTTGAAACATATATAAAGCAACAGGATTTGGAATATGAGGAACAGAAGCAACTAACTTTATTTTAGAGGAGATATAAACAATAAAATTTTATGGAGGAAGACACTAATGAATAACCGCGAACAAATTGAACAATCAGTGATCAGTGCTAGTGCGTATAACGGTAATGACACAGAGGGATTACTAAAAGAGATTGAGGACGTATATAAGAAAGCGCAAGCGTTTGATGAAATACTTGAGGGTTTACCTAATGCTATGCAAGATGCACTCAAAGAAGATATTTATCTTGATGAAGCAGTAGGGATTATGACGAGTCAAGTTGTCTATAAATATGAGGAGGAGCAGGAAAATGAGTATTAGTGTAGGAGATAAAGTATATAACCATGAAACAAACGAAAGTCTAGAGATTGTGCAATTGGTCGGAGATATTAGAGATACACATTACAAGTTATCTGACGGCTCTATTATCAGTCTCATAGACTTTGTTATTAAACCAATTCATTTAATCAAGGAGGCACAGGAAAATGACTAACACATTACAAGTGAAACTATTATCAAAAGACGCTAGAATGCCCGAACGAAATCATAAGACGGATGCAGGTTATGACATATTCTCAGCTGAAACCGTCGTACTCGAGCCACAAGAAAAGGCAGTGATTAAAACAGATGTAGCTGTGAGTATACCAGAGGGCTATGTCGGACTATTAACTAGTCGTAGTGGTGTAAGTAGTAAAACGTATTTAGTGATTGAAACAGGCAAGATAGACGCGGGATATCATGGCAATTTAGGGATTAATATCAAGAATGATATGGAGCATGACGGCATAACATCATTATACGAAGATTTAGACGACAAACTAGTAAATACTTTAGATATAAAAGGTAATTATATAAACGAAGGAGAAGGCGCTAGAAAGGTATATAAAATCAACAAAGGCGACAAACTAGCTCAATTGGTTATTGTGCCTATATGGACACCGGAACTAAAGCAAGTGGAGGAATTCGAGAGTGTTTCAGAACGTGGAGCAAAAGGCTTCGGAAGTAGCGGAGTTTAAAGACATCTTAGATCGAGTCAAGGAGGTTTTGGGGAAGTGACACAATACTTAGTCACAACATTCAAAGATTCAACAGGACGTAAACATACGCACATAACTCGAGTTAAGAGCAATCAAAGGTTTACAGTTGTTGAGGCAGAGAGTAAAGAAGAAGCGAAAGAGAAGTACGAGAAACAAGTTAAAAGGGATGCAGTTATTAAAGTGGGTCAGTTGTTTGAAAATATAAGGGAGTGTGGGAAATGATTAAAAAACTTAAAAATATGGATGGGTTCGACATCTTTATTGTTGGAATACTGTCATTATTCGGTATAACCGCATTGCTACTTGTTGTCGCATTGCCTATCTATACAGTGGCTAGTTACCAACACAAAGAAGTACATCAAGGGACAATTACAGATAAATATAACAAGAGACAAGATAAAGAAGATAAGTTCTATATTGTATTAGACAACAAACAAGTCATTGAAAACTCTGACTTATTATTCAAAAAGAAATTTGCTAGCGCAGACATACAAGCTAGGTTAAAAGTAGGCGACAAAGTAGAAGTTAAAACGATTGGTTATAGAATGCACTTTTTAAATTTATATCCGGTCTTATACGAAGTAAAGAAGGTAGATAAACAATGATTAAACAAATATTAAGACTATTATTCTTACTAGCGATGTATGAGCTAGGTAAGTATGTAACTGAGCAAGTATATATTATGATGACGGCTAATGATGATGTAGAGGTGCCGAGTGACTTTGAAAAGTTGAGCGATCAGTCTGATTTGATGAGGGCGGAGGTGTCAGAGTAAATGATGTGGTTAATCATAGCAATTATATTACTAGTCATCTTATTGTTTGGTGTGATGTTGCAAGCTGAACAGTTAAAAGGTGATGTGAAAGTTAAAGAGCGAGAGATAGAGATATTAAGAAGTAGATTGAGACACTTTGAAGATTAACGGGGGTTAAACAAATGAGTTTGAGAAAATCAACGCAAAGATATTTAGAAAGTGAATTAAGCAATTACAATTACTTCGATAAAGATATAGCGCGTGTAAGAGATGAAGTTTTAAACCCGTGGAGTCAACAAGATACTAATATCGGTGGAGATAGGGTGCAAAGCAATGTAAGTGTAACTGAAATAAAAGCTATTAGAGTTGTTAATGATAGAAGATTATCGCAATTGGCCAGAATGAAATCGGCTATAGAGGTTGTATATAATCATAGCACTACAGAAACTCAAAAACTTATGGAACTTTATTATTTTAAAAAGCCTAGAACATTAAATTTAACTGGTGTAGCTCAAGAAATAAATGTAAGTAAATCTACCGCTTATGATATGAGGAAAGATATTTTAGTTAGGTTAGCTGATGAATTAGGTATAATACATTAAGTTTGGAAAAAGTCTGGAAAAATAACGTCACTTTCGGTGTTAATATGATAGCGTAAGATATTGACTATCTTACTGCGTTTCCCTTATCGCAATTAGGAATAAAGGATCTATGTGGGTTGGCTGATTATAGCCAATCCCTTTTTTAATTTTAAAAAGCGTATAGCGCGAGAGTTGGTGGTAAATGAAATGAACGAAAAACAAAAGAGATTCGCAGATGAATATATAATGAATGGATGTAATGGTAAAAAAGCAGCAATTTCAGCAGGTTATAGTAAGAAAACAGCAGAGTCTTTAGCAAGTCGATTGTTAAGAAATGTTAATGTTTCGGAATATATTAAAGAACGATTAGAACAGATACAAGAAGAGCGTTTAATGAGTATTACAGAAGCTTTAGCGTTATCTGCTTCTATTGCTAGAGGAGAACCTCAAGAGGCTTACAGTAAGAAATATGACCATTTAAACGATGAAGTGGAAAAAGAGGTTACTTACACAATCACACCAACTTTTGAAGAGCGTCAGAGATCTATTGACCACATACTAAAAGTACATGGTGCGTATATCGATAAAAAAGAAATTACTCAGAAGAATATTGAGATTAATATTGGTGAGTACGATGACGAAAGTTAAATTAAACTTTAACAAACCATCTAATGTTTTCAACAGAAACATATTCGAAATACTAACCAATTACGATAACTTCACTGAAGTACATTACGGTGGAGGTTCGAGCGGTAAGTCTCACGGCGTTATACAAAAAGTTGTTCTCAAAGCTTTGAAAGACTGGAAATATCCTAGACGTATACTGTGGCTTAGAAAAGTACAATCAACAATTAAAGATAGTTTGTTCGAAGATGTCAAAGATTGTTTGATAAACTTCGGTATTTGGGACATGTGCCTTTGGAATAAGACTGATAACAAAGTTGAATTGCCAAACGGCGCAGTTTTTTTGTTTAAAGGATTAGATAACCCAGAGAAAATAAAGTCGATAAAAGGCATATCAGACATAGTAATGGAAGAGGCTTCTGAATTCACACTAAATGATTACACGCAATTAACGTTGCGTTTGAGGGAGCGTAAACACGTGAATAAGCAAATATTTTTGATGTTTAACCCAGTATCTAAACTGAATTGGGTTTATAAGTATTTCTTTGAACATGGTGAACCAATGGAAAATGTCATGATTAGACAATCTAGTTATCGAGATAATAAGTTTCTTGATGAAATGACACGACAAAACTTAGAGTTGTTAGCAAATCGTAATCCAGCATATTACAAAATTTATGCGTTAGGTGAATTTGCTACACTAGACAAATTGGTTTTCCCTAAGTATGAAAAACGTTTAATAAATAAAGATGAGTTAAGACATTTACCTTCTTATTTTGGATTGGACTTTGGATACGTTAATGATCCTAGTGCTTTTATACATTCTAAAATAGATGTAAAGAAAAAGAAGTTATACATCATTGAAGAGTATGTTAAACAAGGTATGCTGAATGATGAAATAGCTAATGTCATAAAGCAACTTGGTTATGCTAAAGAAGAAATTACAGCAGATAGTGCAGAACAAAAAAGTATAGCTGAATTAAGGAATCTAGGACTTAAAAGGATTTTACCAACCAAAAAAGGGAAGGGCTCGGTTGTACAAGGGTTACAATTCTTAATGCAATTTGAAATCATTGTTGATGAACGTTGTTTCAAGACTATTGAAGAGTTTGACAACTACACATGGCAAAAGGACAAAGATACAGGTGAATATACCAATGAGCCAGTAGATACATACAATCATTGTATCGATTCGTTGCGTTATTCAGTGGAACGATTCTACAGACCGGTTAGAAAACGCACAAATCTCAGTTCGAAAGTTGACACAATAAAATCTCTAGGATTATAGGAGGGAACAAATGTTAAAAGTAAACGAATTTGAAACAGATACAGATCTACGGGGAAACATAAATTACTTATTTAATGATGAAGCCAATGTTGTTTACACATATGACGGGACGGAATCCGATTTATTACAAAACGTTAATGAAGTAAGTAAATACATTGAACATCACATGGATTACCAACGACCTAGATTGAAAGTGTTAAGTGATTATTACGAAGGTAAAACTAAGAACTTAGTTGAGTTAACACGACGCAAAGAAGAGTACATGGCAGATAACCGTGTAGCGCATGATTACGCATCTTATATTAGCGATTTTATCAACGGCTATTTCTTGGGTAATCCAATTCAATATCAAGATGATGACAAAGATGTATTAGAAGCTATTGAGGCGTTCAATGATTTAAATGATGTTGAGTCACACAATAGATCTTTAGGATTAGATTTGTCAATTTATGGCAAAGCTTATGAGTTGATGATTAGAAATCAAGATGATGAAACTCGTTTATACAAGAGTGATGCGATGAGCACTTTTGTCATATACGACAATACAATTGAACGTAATAGTATCGCAGGCGTTAGATATTTAAGAACTAAACCAATAGACAAGACTGACGAAGATGAAGTGTTTACAGTTGATTTATTTACTTCTAACGGTGTTTATAGATATCTTACCAGTAGAACAAATGGATTGAAGCTCACACCACGTGAAAACGGTTTTGAATCACACTCTTTCGAACGTATGCCTATTACAGAATTTAGCAACAACGAAAGAAGAAAAGGGGATTATGAGAAAGTAATCACTTTAATTGATTTGTATGATAATGCTGAATCAGATACTGCTAACTATATGAGTGATTTAAATGACGCTATGTTACTTATTAAAGGTAATTTAAATTTAGATCCTGTAGAAGTTAGAAAACAAAAGGAAGCTAACGTGTTATTTTTAGAGCCAACCGTTTATGAGAATAGGGATACAGGTATCGAAACAGAAGGTTCAGTTGACGGCGGTTATATTTATAAACAATACGATGTACAAGGTACCGAAGCTTATAAAGACCGTTTGAACAGTGATATACACATGTTTACCAACACGCCTAACATGAAAGATGATAACTTTAGTGGCACTCAATCGGGCGAGGCAATGAAATACAAATTATTCGGATTAGAACAACGTACTAAAACTAAAGAAGGATTGTTCACTAAAGGGTTAAGACGTCGTGCTAAGTTGTTAGAGACAATACTTAAAAATACACGGTCGATTGACGCTAACAAAGATTTCAATACTGTTAGATACGTATACAACAGAAACTTACCTAAATCATTAATCGAAGAATTAAAAGCTTATATTGATTCTGGCGGGAAGATTAGTCAAACAACTTTAATGTCTCTATTCTCGTTCTTCCAAGACCCTGAATTGGAAGTCAAGAAAATAGAAGAAGATGAGAAAGAATCTATTAAAAAAGCTCAAAAAGGTATTTATAAAGACCCTAGAGACATCAATGATGACGAACAAGATGATGATACAAAAGATACTGTTGATAAAAAGGAATGATTGTAATTGCCTAACAAAAACACTCAAGAATATTGGGAAGAACGCGGACGCAAAGCAATCGAGAATGAGTTGAAGCGTGATAAAACTAAAGCTGAAGAAATAGAACGTATATTGAATATGATGATTAAGCGCATTGAAAAAGAAATCAATGCGTTTATTGTTAAGTACGGAGATTTTGCAGGCGTTACATTACAAGAAGCACAAAAGATTATTGATGAGTTCGATGTAAAAGCGTTTCAAGAAGAAGCAAAAAGATTGGTCGAAAACAAGGACTTTAGCGATAGAGCAAATGAAGAATTAAAGAAGTATAACACTAAGATGTATGTATCTAGAGAACAGATGTTAAAGATTCAAATAGAATTCTTAATTGCTTATGCAACAGCTCAAACAGAATTATCGATGAGGGAATATTTCGAATCAACAGCTTATCGTGTGTTCAGTGATCAAGCGGGTATTTTAGGTGAAGGTGTACAAGTAGCTAAAGAAGTTATAGATACAATCGTTGATACACAATTTCATGGTGTCGTTTGGTCAGAGCGATTATGGACTAATACTGAAGCGATGAAACAAGAAGTAGAAGAAATAATTGCTAATGTGGTTATTAGAGGTCGACATCCAAATGAATATGTTAAAGATATGCGCAAGCACCTAAACAAATTCGAAGGCACAGCAAGACAAAAGACTGCAGCAATTAAATCATTGCTTTATACGGAATCGGCACGTGTTCACGCACAATCAAGTATTGACAGCATGAAAGAAATTTCACCGGAAGGATATTATATGTATATTGCAAAAATTGATAGTAGAACAACTAAAGTATGCAAGGGGCTTAATGGAGAAATATTCAAAGTTAAAGACGCTAAAATTGGTGTTAATTTCTACCCTATGCATATCAATTGTCGTTCAGATTGTGCATTACTACCTAAATCTATGTGGCCGAAAAAACCAAACAAAAAACGACAAACAAAATACTTTGGAGGAAAAGTGAAAAGCGATGATTGATTTAAAAGTAAAAGTTTTTAAAGGCAAGTTAGCATTGTATGATAGTAAATTAAGTGTTTGGAGGATATTGGTATGAGCAATACTGACAAATACCTTAGAGACATAGCAAGAGAGTTAAAAGGTATACGTAAAGAGTTACAAAAGCGAAACGAAACAGTTATTATTGATGCAAACTTAGACAGCGTAAGGTCGGCAGTATTAGCCAATAAAGAAAAACCGAAATATAACGAACCACTCTTTTAATAGCTAGCACTTAATTGTGTTGGCTATTTTTTATGTCCAAA